GTATGAGATGCAGACGTTCTCGGTGTCGCTAGACCGTCGTGACCAAGTGAAACTGGTTCGCCGTGTGCTGACCGAGATTCTTATCCACGTCTCGTCGCTAGGTCTGCCAGTTCACGTCGCTGTTGTGCCAGGTAACCACGGTGAGAACCGTCAGAATGGCAAGGCCTACACCACCTTGGGCGACAACGATGACGTTGCCGTGGTGGAGCAGATTGCCGAGGCATTCTCGCTGTCTGAGAGGTTCGAGCACGTCACGTTCTCGTTCCCTGCTAAAGACCGTCTATCGCTGACCGTGGAGGTTCAGGGCTGGATTGTCGGTCTGACGCATGGACATATTGCACGCTCTACAGGCTCGCCAGCCCAGAAGTTGACGAACTGGTTCAAGAACATGAGTGCCACCCGTGACCCTATCGGTGACGCTGACATTCTGTTCGTTGGTCACTATCACCACTTCATCGCTCAGAGCCTTATCGGTGACACCTATCTCGTGATGGGTGGTGCCTTGTGTGACTCCTCAGCATGGTTCAGCCAGACCGCTGGACTCGTGTCTGACCCTCTCGTGGTGAAGGGAACCATCACCTCGACCCAACCCCTTGAAACCTTGATTCCTCACCGTTGGCCTAGAACCAAGGTTGAGGCTCGCACCATAGGAGAGTAAGTGAACATCCACCTTGAACCATCGGAACTGAAGACCGCTGAGAGAGTCGCCTTGCGTGTCGGCTCTAAGTGGTCTGCCGTCGAGGTGGATGACCTTACCTCTCACCTCTACCTGTGGCTGGTTCAGAACGTTGCAGCTGTGGCTCGTTGGCGTTCTGAGCCGGCTGGGGAGGGGAAGTTGTATGTCTCCCTTCGTCGGGAGGCAGCTAAGTATTGTGCCCGTGAACAGGCTGCTCGTGTCGGTCAACCAATCTCGAAGGTGGACTTCTACACGACTGAGCGTGTGAAGCGTGCATTGCCGTTCATCTTCGAGGACACCCCTGTGACGGTCGTGGCTGAGAACCCTGTGACGGGTGAGCCTCAGTTCATTCCTCACGAGCACGGTGTGGCTCAGACCGTCCTTGCTGACGTGCGTGGCTCCTTCTACGGCCTCAACCGTGAGGTTCAGCAGGTGCTGGCGTGGAGGTTCCGTGACGGGCTGTCGTTCGAGGAGATTGGTGAACTGAAGAACATCACGAAGGACGGGGCAAAGAAGCAGATTGACCGTGCTGTGCAGCGTCTCGTGGACTCATTGGAGGGATGATGAGCGAGAATCTGGCTCAAGCATTGCGTCTGTTGAAGGATGACACGCTGGTGTGGTCGGCAGACTTCGAAGCCGTCAGACGGCCTCTAGCGGACTTGCTGACGCTGTTGGAGCAATCACCCAGCCACCAGTTCGACGAGCCTCTGGAGGGCATCCTGAGGGGTCTGAGCACCCCTGCACGGACTGATGCTCTGGAGGCGTGGCTGGAGCAGTCTCTTCAGGCTCAGGGCATTGGTGAGCCGGCTAGGGATGCTCTCAAGCGACTCTTCTTGGGGTGACTGGTCTAGAGCGTCTGGCTCGACCGAGTAGTTCTGCACGCTCTGCTGGCGTGGTGCCTCCCCAGATGTTGTGCACCTCGTGCTTGAGGGCGTAGTCCAGGCACTGCTGACGGATTGGGCACTCATCGCACAGCTGCTTGGCGTTGGCTACAGCCTCCCAATAGTCAGGCTCGCCGTAGTCAATGGAGAACGCATCTGGATAGTTGGTGCACGGGACTGGGCTGTCTTGCTCGTCGGCTAACCGATAGAGGGCCTTCAGTTCTGGGTGAATCTCGAAGGTGGCGAAGAAGTCTGTCGGGTTGCTCTGTTCGATGACTCTCTCGTTGTCTTGCTCTGTCATTCGTTGCCGTTCAATGTCCGTGGTTCTTACTAGTCTTGAATCAACTTTAGAACATAAACCTGACGAGACACGAAAACCCGAACCATAAGGCTCGGGTCTCGTGAATCATCGGGAGAAGGGAAGAAACCCAATGACTGATAACAGTCTAACTATTCTCGGGGACACCATCGGGACGGCACGCTACGAGGGCACCTTCGAGAACCAGTCGCCTGAGTGGCACGCCCAGCGTGCTAAGGGCATCGGTGGCTCGGATGTCGGCACGATTGTCGGCTGTAACCCGTGGCAGTCTGCCTACACGCTTGCAGCTGTTCGCCTCGGCAAGATTGAGTCCAACTTCCAGACCTCTGAGGCGATGGAGTGGGGCACCAGGTTGGAGCCTGTGGTGCTGGACAAGTTCTCTGAGGAGCACCCTGAACTTGAGGTGTTCCGTGAGGTTGGCTCGTGGAGCCATCAGGAGCGTGGCTGGCAACTAGCCAACCCTGACGGGCTGTTCCGTGACTCAGCCGGCAACTGGGGCGTGGTCGAGGTGAAGACCGCACGCTATGAGGATGACTGGAAGGACGGCGTGCCTGTCTACTACCGCACTCAGGTGCAGTGGTATCTCCAGACCTTCGGCTTCGAGCGTGCCATCGTCGTGGCCTTGTTCTCTGGCTCCAAGTATCGAGAGTTCGAGGTTCTGGCTGACAAGTTCGAGCAGGACACGAACCTTGCAGCTGTCGAGGAGTGGAAGAAGGTTGTGGACGCTGGCGAGTTGCCTGACTTCTCGGCACCGTTCATCTCGACGCTGACCACCACTCGTGAGATGCACCCCCAGATTGACTCAGACGCTGAGGTTGAACTGGGTGACCTCGGTGTCTACTACTTCCTTGCCGAGGGAGACTTCAAACAGGCTGAGAGCCACTTCAACGAGATGAAGGCTCGGGTCACTGAAGCGATGGGGACTGCGAAGCGTGGCCTCGTCAACGGCGACTGGATGCTGACTCGTCAGAGTCGTAACGGTGGCACCCCTTACCTAGTTAGCAAGAGAGGATAGCAACATCGCACAGACATTCAACCTTCAGGACTACGAGACAGTTGAGGAGAGGCTTCGTCGTCTCTATGACCTGCACCCTGACGCTCGTGTCATCACCAAGAACCTGACCACCCTGCAAGACCGTCAGGTGTCGACGTGGGTTGTCCAGGCTGAGGTGTGGCTCCCTATCTCGGACTTCAAGTTCATTGCTGACGCAGCTCCGCTCGATGGTGGCATTGACTCCCCCAGCGACCTGTGGGTGTTGAAGGCGACTGGTCTGGCGTTCGAGGTGGACGGCTCAGGCATGACTCAGCGTGCCAATGCTCTGGAGACCTGCGAGACCTCGGCCATCGGACGTGCCCTCGCCAACATGAACCTCTCGGGCAATAAGCGTGCTTCTCGCACCGAGATGGAGAAGGCACAGCGTGGCGTGACTCCTCGTGCTCCTCGTGACTGGGAGAAGGAGATAGCCGGCTTGAAGGATGTTCAGTCGGCTCGGAACCTCTACAACCAAGCACGCACGGACAAGGCACCTAACGAGGTCTTGGAAGCCATCAAGGCGAAGGTCGCAACCTTTGCATGAGTTACAGCACGACAGGCAGATTCTGCTTGCAGCTGTGAATGACCTACTGGCTCTGTCGGAGACGATGGAGGACAGGAATGAACTGTTGCTGATTCGGAGGGGCATCGTGATTGAGGCCTCCCGAATCGCCAACAGGCTGATTGAAGTGCAGAAGAAGATAGAGGAACTAGACCTTGATTGAATACCCAGCGGACGTAGTGCGTGAACTACTGAACTTGCGACAACAGTCTGAGAAGGGTGTGGGGGTGCTTGCTGAGGCTGAAGCCAAGCAGGTGCAACTCGCTCTTGCAGCTGAACGTGAAGAGGCTCTCGCCTTCCTCGACGCTCAGGGCACGGTCGCTGACCGTCAGGCTGTGGCGAAACTGGCGAGCATTGACGCTCGTGAGGCCGCTGAGTTGGCGAAGGTTGAAGTGAACCGCATCAAGACCAAGTTGAAGCAACTCTCTGAGGCTCAGATGGCTGTGCAGACTTCGGCACGAATGATTGAGTTGCAGTGGAAGACCGCTGGGGTTGAACGGTAAGCAGTTCGCCAGGTTCCTTGAACGGGACGGTGGCTGTCTTCACTGTGGCGAGGTTGAGGCCGTCGCACCGAACCATCGCATCAACCGTGGCATGGGTGGCTCTAAAC